GACTCCAAATGGCGTAGGTAATAAGTTTCATCAAATCTATCAGGATTCAGTAGACGGCAAGAATGACTTCAAGAACCACAAATTCATGTGGTGGCTGCATCCAGAAAGATCAAAAGGATTGAGAGAAGATCCAGATCGTCCTGGATTCATGACATCTCCTTGGTTTGAGAATGAAATTAAGGCTGCGAACATGTCTCCAAGAGATGTGGCTCAAGAACTTGAATGCAACTTCAATGCATCTGGAGATACAGTCTTAACTTCTACGTCGATTAACTGGCTTGCAAACACTGCAACTCCACCTCTAGAACATAGATTTGCAGATAGAGGACTCTACATTTGGATGAGTCCAACAAGAGGAATCAAGTATTTTATATCAGCAGACGTTGCTAGAGGTGACGGAACTGACTTCTCAACTGCACATGTTTGGGACGCTCAGACAATGACTCAAGTTGCAGAATATTGCGGAAAAGTTCCAGTTGAGGAATTTGCAAATATTCTATGTGACATGGGAAAAGATTACAATTCTGCAATGCTTGTAATTGAGAATTCGTCAATAGGTCTAGCATGTCTTGAGCATGTTAGACTTCGTGGCTATGAGAATGTGTATTACTCAAGAAGAGGCGATCACAAGCCTGGCGAATCTGTTAACATGCATTGGGGAACGATCAATGAAGATCTCGTTCCAGGATTCACGACTTCGTCAAAGAATAGACCTTTGATGATAGCAAAGCTTGAAGAGTACATAAGAAATAGAAACATCATTCTGCGTTCAAAGAGACTTTACGAAGAATTCAAGACTTTCATCTGGAACAGTGGAAGACCTGAAGCCATGAGAGGCAAGAATGACGACCTAATTATGGCAGCAGCAATTGGCGTCTGGATAAGAGACACATACTTGGCTCCATCGTTTATGACGAGCGATTTCCAAGAAAAGCTGTTGATGGGAATTGGTTTGGACAGAAAGCTCAACAATCAGATAAGCGGAGCTTCTAAAGATCCAAGAGATGCCCAAAAGAATCTCGATGTTAAAAAGCCAGTTGTAGCTCAATCTCTAAGAGTGAGAACTCCTTATGGAGTCATTGATGAAGACTACTCTTGGCTAATTTCAAAAGGCTGACAGATTATGCCAGAATTTATAGAAAAAAGACAACAGGAAAGTGTCTGGAAGAGGTTAACAAGACTCTTTAGAAGCGGTCCAGTAGTTAGGCACAAAATAGCCACTGGTGAAAAGATGCAGGAGCCGCAAGGCACTGCTCAAGCTTATAAGAGAGAACTCTCTCATCTTTATGTTCATTCGCTCGCCTCTTATGGACAGTATGAGAGAATGTCAAGATATGGTGACTATTCAGAAATGGAATTCACTCCTGAAATAGCGTCTGCTCTTGACATTTATGCTGATGAAGTTACAACATTCAATGAGCAAGGTGGCATTCTTGAAATAAAGAGCAAGAATGCAGAACTCAAAGGAGTTCTTGAGACTTTATTCTATGACATCTTGAATATAGAGTTCAATATCTGGAGCTGGGTTAGAAATCTTTGCAAGTACGGAGATTTTCTTCTGTTTGTTGATGCGTCTGAGAATAACGGAATTCTAAATCTTCTTCCAATTCCAATCAACGAGATTGAAAGAGAAGAAGGATTTGACAAGAAAGACCCATTCGCTGTTAGATTCCGTTGGCTAACTCAGGGAAATGCCATTCTTGAAAACTGGCAGATTGTTCACTTCAGACTTCTCGGCAATGATAGTTTCCTTCCATACGGACAATCAATCATAGAGCCAGCAAGAAGAATCTGGAGACAGCTCATCTTGATTGAAGATGCCATGTTGGTCTACAGAATTGTAAGATCTCCTGAAAGAAGAGTCTTCAAGATAGACGTGGGTAATATAGCAGCAGATCAGATAGACACGTTCATGGAGCAGATCAAGACAAAACTGAGAAGAAATCAGATAGTTGATCCAGCGACCGGAAGAGTAGATCTGAGATACAATCCTCTGTCAGTTGATGAAGATTATTTCATTCCAGTTAGAGGTCAGACAAGCTCTGATATTTCAACACTTCCTGGTGGTCAATTCACTGGTGATATTGATGACGTTCAGTATATTCAGAACAAGCTTTTTGCTGCATTGAAGGTTCCAAAAGCTTATTTGGGATATGAATCTGATATTGGCTCAAAGGCAACACTTGCTCAGCAAGACGTTAGATTTGCAAGAACAATCGAAAGAGTTCAGAAGATTGTCGTTGCAGAACTTAACAAGATCGCCATTATTCATCTTTTCCTACTTGGTTACAGTGGAAAAGATCTTGTAGACTTCGAGATCAAGCTTGCCAACTCTTCTACAATCTCTGAACAGCAGAAGCTTGAATTGTGGAGAATGAGATTTGAGATTGCAGGTTCTGCAGCAGAAGGTGTTCTTGATAGAGAGACAATTTACAGAAACATCTTCAACATGTCTGATGAAGAAATAGAAAAGATCAGAGAAGGCAAGAAGGTAGATAAGCTTGAAGACTTGATTCTTGAGAGCATGACAGCTCCTGAGCAAGAAGCAGCTGCTCCAGCCGAAGAGCCAGTTCCCGGAGAAGAACAGCTCCCAGACACACTTGGCGGAGAAGATAAAGGAACTCCTGCAGAGGGCTCAGAAGACAACAAACCAAAGGAGGCATTACTCCTTAACGGCTCAGATTCAGTTATAGCAGAGGTCACTGGTGACATCGAAGAGGTAGAGAATAAAGGCAACAAAGGTATTGACGCATCAGTATCAGTCAATAAGGGAAACAATCTATTTTCAACTGGTGAAGATCTTCATACTGCAGTTTTCGGAACAAAGAAACAAACTGCCAGTGATCCAGCAGACATGAGATATCTTAAGAGACTTGTCACAAAGCCATTTTCTCTTGAATCTGTAACAAAAAGAGACGCAGAGCTTAAAACAGAATCAAGATTGTCTCAAGCAGTAGAGAGAACAAAGACAATAGACTCTGACTTGAATTCAATTCTAAACATTGTCAAGAAATTCTGATCTGAGTATCGGAACAGAATAACAACACTAATTACGTTAAACAAGACTGGGGTCATTTGAAAATGTCTTCTTCATTCAAGCATAACAAAAAGAGAAATTCTGGACTGGTTTATGAATTTCTTGTCAGGCGCCTGGGATTAACTCTCATTGACGGTGATAAGACATCGTATGAGAAGACTCTCGGAATTATCAAAAAGTACTATTCTCCTGGACAACCTCTAGCAAGAGAGAAGGAAATTTTTGATGTCATTTCAAAATCAAGAGGTCTTTCTGAAGGAATGTCAAGAAAGATACTTGACGAAGTCAAGAAGCATGTTGCTAAGCTTGACGTGAGAAAGATAGACATCAAGAAGAGCAACATCATAAAAGAAATTCACTACACATTTGGTCAGGACTTTTTTGATGTTCACAGAATTCCTCAATATAGGCTTTATGCTTCAATCCAACTTCTTGCAGATCAATATGCTGCTGGAACAAAAAGTTTGAATGAGGGAACGAGCAGAGTTCAGCTTGAAGAGTCAATTGTAAAATTCATGACAACAAGCTCAGAAAAAACAATTTCTGAGAACAAGGGAGAAAAGATAGATTCTCTTGTTGCTGCAATTGCAGTCAAAAAATTTGAACAGAAGTATTCTGGAGCTCTTAATGAAGCTCAAAAGAAGACTATTAGAAAGTTCATGAATTACTGCATGACTGGAAATAAAGAACAGTTTGCAAGAGAAATTGAAGAGGAAAGAAGGAATATTCTTTCAAAGTTGAATGAGTCTAGATCCATGAAGTGCTTCAAGGAAGACAAGATCATGGCAGAGAGACTTGATGAGTCTGTCAAGACGTTGTCGTCTCTAGACAAGCTTCATTCAGAAAAGACAGTTCAAGAGATTCTTCTCTTTCATAAGCTTATACAGGAGTTGAATTCAAATGACTGATAAACTTAGTCTAGAAGATCAAATTGCGCAGCTGGCAACTGAAATGAATGCTGGCGGTGTAGCTGGTTTTCAGAAGCCTCTTGGCGAAGAAGAGCTCATGAATGCAGTGAGAGAGCTCGTAAAACATAAGATCAAGGAAGTTGTTAGAAAGAAGAAGGGCGGTGGAGGCTATACTTTATATGCCCCAAATAAAGGCAAGAAAGGAAATTCCAAGCCTGTCGGAACTTTCCCAACAAAATTGGGAGCCAAGAGAGCTGAGTTGGCAAGATTCCCTCCTAAAGATCCAGCAAAACTTGCAAGGCTTCGTAAAAGCATTGACAGGATGACAAAAGATCCTAAGAAAGCCGCAGAAAAAGAAAAGCAGTCAGCAAGAGAACAAGGAACGGATTCTAAGAAAGAATCAGTTCTAAGAGAAAATCCGTTCACAACTGCTCAGAAAGTGCCTGTTACAGCCTCAGCTCAAAAGCCAGCTGCTCAAGCAGTTCCAAGAGTTGCAAACGAGAAGAGTAAAAAGCTTGCTGACTTCAAGATGGCTTTGGCAAATGCTAATAAAGAAACAAATCCTGTCCTAAAGACTTCAAAGAAGAGAGAAACAATCGAAAAGTTCATGCTTGATGATGAATTCAAGAAAGATTGTGGGCCAGAATTCTTGAAGTATCTTGGTGGAATTCTTGCAAATCTAACAAAGGCATCTGATACAAGAGTTGGAATGGGAAATACTTCTCAAGTTCAGTCAAGAAATAAAGCTGAGTCAGTTGAAAGAAGAAAAGAATTCTTTGAAAGAAAGATCATTTCAACAATTATCAAGAAGTCAATGACAGAATCTCTCTTTAGGGAAGAGAAAACAGAATCTGACTGGGATGATTATATCTCTAAGCTTTCAAAGGGAGCACTTGCTGGAGATAGCAAGTTTCAAAATCTTCAGAAGAATATCTCAAGAAAGACAGAAAATATGCTAACTGATGCTCTTTCATCAATAAAGAAAGCTGTCGGTAAAGATGCAAGTATAAAAGACTATGGCATCAAGCATGATAGGGATTCGGGGCAAACGTATCTTGCCTTTGGTGTTGAGTTTGATGAAGGATCAGCAGAACCAATCTACATTCATGTAGAAGGTGGAGTTCCTAAGATAGAAGTTTCTCAGAATGCAAAAGTTGGTCTAACAAAAGTTGAGCCAAGTCTTGCAAAGATGTTTAGAGCTGAACTTGTTACAGTTCAAGAAAGAGTTCTTGATAACATGGACGAGCTTTCTAGAGCTATTCAGTCAAGAGACAAATATTTAGAAAAGCTTGAAACAAATGTAGATTCATTCGTTGCTGGACTTTCTTCACTTGAAGTTAGCATTCTAAAGCAGCTTCTTGTAAAGAAGTATAGGAAGATCTAAATGAATATCTGGGAAGAAGCTTTTGTTAGATTTGAGGTCAGGAAGTTGATTGAGAAGACTCTCAAGATAAAGGAAACTGTTGGAAGTGGGTCATCTGCTGATCAGGCTGACACTGAAGAGTCTCAGAGTGAAGTAGAGAAGACTCAGGAGACTTGTTGATTATGGCTAAAACACTCTT